ACCGTTAGTTTCATCAAGAGTTACGGCAGTGCTTGAATTGCCCCCAGCATAAACAGTTTCAGCATAATCCTTAACAACTGGACGAGATAAAACATAATCTGCATGATTAACAACGCCAGAACCGTCAGCAGTTACTGTCTTAGACGCTTCAACTGTACCCGCTGTTGTTACATCGTTATAGTTCAATTCGGCAGTTGTGCCGGTATACCCATCAATTAAATTTAACTCAGCCGCAGTTGCTGTAACTAATGTACCACCAAGCTTCAACCCATTTGTTCCGTCATGCGAAGCAACATTAAAGTCATATGCCCCATCTTCAATCGTAACATCTCCACTAGCGTCTGCTGTTAATACTTTAGACTCTTCTGATTGACCTAGCGTTGTAATATCAAGATAGTTTAATTCAGTGGTAGTAGCCGTACACCCATCCAACAGATTCATCTCTGCACCATCTGCCGTAACAGCAGTAGTGCCAGAAAGACCACTAAATTGGTTCTTCAAAACAGCCTTTATAAGACGCAAATGATCGTCTCCTTGTGAGATAGCGTCAGTGGCAAGCGGATTAGTAGCGACTAATTGGCTAATATATGTAGCAGATTCTAGTCCCATGATAACCCCCTATGCTAGTTCAAATATGCCACTGGCACTTGGAGTGACAGTAAGCGTGTTATCTTCTGCTAAAGTAAACTGAGATGTAGTCAGTTTAGAAAAGCATACTAATTTACCACCAGACTGATAAACAACTGCGTATTTAATATTCGCAATTGTTCCGCCGGTAGCGGTCCATACAACAGCAGTTGAATCAAAACGATACTTATCAGTCGCAACAGAAGCCCATGTACGGGCCGTAACAGATGCGCCTCCAGTTGTGTAACCATTGCCATTAGCAACCTCACTAGCAAGTGAAGCATATGTAGATAAAGCTGCATTATTTACATTAGCACTTCCTGCGCTAGTATGAAGTGATAAATAGAAACCAACACTTGCACCATCTAGATCAAACTGACCATTGCCTATATATTCCCTAAAGGAATTGTAAAAACTCCAAGCAGTAGCGGCCATTTTAATTTACCTCCTCTTTAATTTTTAATGAATTTGGATTTTTAATAATATGTGAAATAAGGCCATCTCCATGCACGGCCAGATCGTAATGTTCGCCTGTTTTAGCAATCATATCAACGAACTCTTTTGCCTGATGGTAATTCGCCGCAGTACAAGTAAACTCTCTTCCAGCTACTGTGACATCTATAACACCTTCACCATCATTTTCAGGCTGATCATAAGCATGGTGATCTGTCATAATACAACTATCAAATCCATACATTTCAAACTTATGAAACCCTAACATCCTTAGTAAATGAACGGCTCTCAACGCAACTGTAGCGCCCCCCATTATCGGATAGTATTCTTTTCCGTACTCTTCTTTTAAAAGATCAAAATTGTCATCTCCAGCGCAATGCCATATCCATACTTTATTATCCTTAAGATTTTCAAATACAGAAGGATGGCACTGAGATGAAATAAAATATTTACAATCTTCAACTAATGGATAAACAAATCTGTTATTAAACTCCCTGCTATCCAGCATTACCATTCCTGAAGGAGTAAGACCATTATCCATACAATATTTATGAGAACCATTAACCGTAATTACAGGCATTCCACTCTTTCTTTTTTCTAAAAGATCAGGAAAAGTTTCCTTCAATGTGAAGCCTCCTAGAACTATTCCAACCACCTTCTCCCACTGGGTTTCATAAGGACGGACTTGAGGTAATCCTCTCTTGATATTGTTTTTTATATTATCCCTTATTTTATCTTTATCTTCGTTAACGCTGCAAATAATTTCCGGTATTGGATGCAATTTTTCAACACCAACCAATGGGGGTTCTGAATGCACTCCTATCTGAAGACTCATGTATTGAACACCATTCTTATCTCTAGACCCAAAGTATTGGTAGCCACAATATCAACATCTATTCTGATGACATCGGCAGTAGAAACTCCACCATAACTGCCTACGACAGATGGGGTAGCGGCTGTGGAAGAATCTTTCTCCCCTGAATCAATAGTTATAGCAGTTGAAAGCATATCCTGACCATCGGTTAGATTATGCAATTGAACTGTAGTTAAACTTCCAGTCCCAGCAGTATACACATGCGCCTGAGCGCTAGATAAATTCTTCCCATTTAATGTAGACGGTATTGTAACATGCGTAATACCATTTCCTACAGTTGGACCAATAGTATCAGCAACACATTTAACAACTAAAGTCCTTTCCGTAAAAGCGGTAATTTTATCAAACAGAATTGACCTTGTTGCTCCTGCTGATGTATCGTAAAAAGATATCTTGTCTGCAGACATATCCGCAGAAGAAGTGACACCTAAATTAGGAATCGTCTCCTGCTTATCAGTGTTTAAATTGGTAAAATTAGCATCTGCTTCTGCAAATGTAAGCGGGCTTCCTTTTGTTTCTCTTAATGTAATTTCTGCCATTATGCGTCACTCACATATCCTGTGGTTATATAGTAATCCTGAAAATAAGGCATGTTCCCATAAGGGAAAGTCCTTGGGCTTTTTTCATAGAACTTCTTCCCGTTTGTCATACGGTAGGAAACTCTTCGTGGTGGCCCCGTTCGTCTTCCACCAATTCTAAATTTTCTCATTAATATCTTGCCTCGGCTTCAGGCTCTAATGAGCGCCTTGTTCTAGATATTGGAGGCATTGCGTCCATATCATATATTCTAGAAAGAGCATCTAAAAAATCAGGATGGATGGTGGGAAATAACAGGTACTCATTTCTTTTAACCCAATCCGTTAAATCATACACCTTTCCTTCTTCATTCTTTCTTAGAATTTTTTTAGAAATCAAAAATTCTTTCTTCTGTATTTTATAATCTTTTTGATGAGAAGTCAATTTTTTTTGATCTGTAGGGAAAGGGAAAAAGAAGGAGCCATCTTTTAAGTCAGGCTCTAACCTTTGTATTCTGTCCCTCTTCGATTGTGACCCGCCCCCTCCTGTCCAGTTCAATTCATACACTGGAAAAGAACTTCCATCAATACGCATCATTTCTTTAAAATGTTCTATGTCCGACTGCGCCCCGTATCTCTCGTATCCAACCTTAACTTCCCTTATTCCCGGCGCTGTCTTCCATTTCGCCCTAAGCATCTTCAAAGCCTCCCATCTTTCTGACAAAGATAATCTATGGCATACCCCATCCAAAAGAAACTTATTATAATTCGCGTCAACTCCAACCACAGCAATAGCTGTTCTGTTCGACCCTTTCTTTCTGGAATGAGCCGGATCACACATTATATAAGCATTTAAAGTATAAGGACGAATCTCCCATTCATTCCACCACTCTTCTTTGAATACTACGTCCGAACCAGCAATAGGATTTAAAAGCTGTTGACAAGCGACTATATAAGTAGAGGTTGTCTTCTTTATTTCTTCCCATCTCGCGGGTTGAAGGAAGACAGGCTCTCCTTCCATTGTTCCATCTACAGTAGCAGGATGTATTCTTGGTTTTACCGCAGCCCTCTGAAGTATAGTTCCATAAGTATCCCCGTAAGAATATCGAGTACCAGCATATTGATAACGAGGATTATGGGTTGACCCCAAGTTTAATGACAATTCCCAAGAGAGCGTTGTCTTTGCTATTTGCTCTGGCGTGTTAACAGCATCTTGAACAACTACGTCGTCATAAATAATAAGATCAAAATGTCGTCCAGTAGGCTGACCATCCACAAGTCCATGAGCCTCAATAGTTTGTTCCTTCGGGTTAGCAAATCTCCTAACACATATACCCTCGTTCTCAGCCCATTTGGGGGCCTCAAGTCTGGGCTTATTCCAGAGGATATCAGGATAGAGTTGTTTAAGCTTTTCATTAGAATCGAATTCCTGCATTATCTGGCGTAAAAACGGTTTTGCCTGTCTAGCGGAATACGATAACAATCCTATTGTTATATCAGGGTTACACAAGATTTCCTGAATAGTGCCCAAAAAAGTAATGATTGAACTTTTATAATGAAACCGCGCCCATAAATCTAAATGGCTATCTGGGGAAGACTCTACCTCCCTGCATCTTTCATAAATCCACGGATGAACCATATCATGGCGGTTACACAAAAAGACACCAAGATAAAAACGGTCCAACTGACCCAGAGTCCTAATGAAAGAATCGTCAATATTAGGATCATCATGGCAATCAGCATATGCCAGCAGAACAAGTTCAAAGGGCGCAGTGTGCGCCCATTCAGCAAATTTTTGTGCAGCAACGGCATTATTATTCTTATGTCTGACGCTATTTACTATAACAGGCAACAAACCAGCACCCTACTTCTTTTTCTTGTATCCAGAGGCATAAGCTGCACGAGCCTGTCTTTCTGCGCCCTGTCTAGATTTATAAACCTTTCCTTTGCTCCCCCACCTATAACCGCCTTTAACTTTTTTAATAGGCATATTAAATTACCAATTCCGAACACCCCAACCCGGGGGCGGTTTTTGTATCTGCATAGCAGGATGATTTGTAATCCAATTAGTACCCGTGGATGTAGATGTAGATGTATTAGTGGATGTTAATGGAGCGGATTCCCCGTCTAATATCCATTTAGGAACTACCAATGGAAGTTCTTTTCCAGATGCGTCAGCTTCTATAAGAAGCCTTAAATAATCCGGATATCTAACGGCATTAAAAAGAATGGAATCAGGCAACGACTTAGCCCAAGGATATATAGATCGCATTATGTCAAGAATATACTCTGGGCCTTCAGCGTTTTCCGGACCAGTTGGGTCTTGTTGTATATTGGCCGGTATATTTTCATTAGTAGTCGGGTCTACCACACCAGAACTTGCGCTTGGTCCGACTAACCCGCTTAATATACCGCCCCATAACCCTTGGAGAACACCACTCAATCCTGCTTGAGCCTGTTTCTCGGTCCCCGGCATAGCAATTCCATTCTCATCTACTGGAACACCGTTTTCGTTAGGAGAAAACATGGCGTCATATTCTCCCCAATTAGCAGCAGAATGCTTGCCTGATAAGTTTGTTCCCTCCTGACCAAACGGGATTCCATTGGGAGCTTTACCATCTAGTGTGTGTGATAACGCAATACCACGGTCTTCCATATCCTCGTTGATAGCATCAATCCAACCTTGATGAGTCCCGTCAAACATTGATTTAATACTCGCAACTCCAGCCATCGCTGCTTTCTTAGCGTGACCGGGATACATTTCTTCACTCTTCTTGGGCCCGTATTTAGGAGCGGGTGTGGTTTCGGGGGTTGCTCCCCATCCCTCATCATCAAGTTGACCGGTAGATTGTAAATGGGCTTCTAGCGCATCCATATCAAACTGAGCGGTTTCCAGAGAAGTAGAGGGATCAAAGGCTGGCGTTTCGGTTAAGCCAAATTCATTCATCTTACTGTTGAAAGCCGGAACATCGTATTGGTTAAAGGCTTCTATGTTTGCATAGTTAGGGGAAAAATTTAGAGCCTTCATTGCCCTCTCTTTTTGCGCATCGGTCATGCTGTCCCATCCAGTACTATCTACATTAGGCGAAGCGTTTAATGTAGCTGAACCTTCCCATCCTTCCATGCCGGAGCCCATGGCTCCTTCAGTGAGGGCGTTATAGGCTTTCGCGTCCGCCCATGCTCCCCACGAAGCTTGATTAAAGTCATCAAGAAAGGAGGCAGTCTTTTGACCCGGAGATTCTTGTTCAACTGTAGCGGGGTTCAGGCCACTGCCGTAACCAAGTCCTGAAGGGTCATCTGAAGGATTAACAGACCCAAGAGTAGATGGGTCAATTCCTATAGCCGCAGAAAGCTCGCCTAAAGAGGGGGTAGCGCCAAGACTATCTAAACTTACGGAAGGTGAAGTATTGTTCAGGCCGCTACCATAACCACCAAAGCCAAGACCTGAAGGGTCTTCGCCCATCATGGCTGGTGCAGTGCCATCCAGACCACTGCCATAACCAAGGCCCGAAGGGTCATCGGTT